TATTTAGGTCGTTATTATTTTGGCGATGCATTAACAGACGAGCAACGAGAAGAAAGCAAACAAATAACATTTCGATTGATGTATGGAGGCATTGATTCTGAATTTTTATCTATTGAATTCTTTCAACGAGTTAATAAGTTTGTATATGAATTGTGGGCACAATGGAAATCAAAGAAGTGTATCCGGACGCCAATACTAAACAGACCAATTTGTTCGGATGCTGTTAAAAACATGACGGCAAACAAACTATTTAATTATTATTTACAAGCAGTAGAAACCGAAGTATCTGTGCAAAAGTTACAGCAGGTATTAGACGCATTAACTCAAAAACAAACACGTATGGTGTTATACACGTATGATTCAGTAATGTTTGATGTTCCGATGACCGAAGCTCAGACCGTTTTACCAGAAATCAAACATATATTGGAATCCGGTAATTTCCCGGTAAAATGTAAAGTTGGCAATATTTATGATAAAATGAAAACTATTTCGATATGAACATAGATACTATATTAACAGAGTGGTGTTTTAGACTCCCAAATGGATATCCTTCTAAATCAAAAGATTATGAAGTGTTATATGATGTGCTCATAGAAACTTCAAATATATCTCCTACCGAAGCCCGGGCTATTGTAAAACGGGCACAGGGTACATTAACAAAGATGATTACTGAAGCAGTTCAGTTTGATTCTATTGAAAATACAATGTTAATCAACGCAATTAATCAAGCTGGTAAAACAGAACAATTTACACAGTTTTTACGATTATTGCCAACGGAAGCTGATGCATTGACATTGTCATTTTTAAATAACTGTACAGCAGAACAATCGGAACAATTTGCAAATTTATTATATTCAAAAACAAGTGTTTCAGAAGAGGAATTAAATAGTATAAATTTTCGAGCCGGCGTTGCTTATGATTTATTTAAAATAGAACCTAAGGGATTGGGAAAAGGTGAGATATTCCTTGCTGCATTAATTGAAGGTGCTAGATTAAATGGATCCGGAGAAAGTTTTGATATGACATCCAATGGTCAGCCATATGAGATAAAAGATTATACTGGTGGAGCTGGTAATGCAAAATCAATACGACTAGGAACTAAAGCAACTGTAACTCGTTTCAAATTTTGGGATGAAATTGTAACTACTTTAAAACGACTCGATCAGCTTCGAGGTACATTTGAAAATCCAAAATTTAACTTTCATAAATATTTTAATGAAACATTGTTAGAAACGATTGCGTATTTAGATGACCGAAGATCTTTTATTTTAGGCGGCAATCTAAATATGAAAGATAAACAATATTTAATGCAATTCTATAGAGAAGCTAATGCATTGAATACAGAAATAACAGGTTATACTAATGCTATTTTGCGAGGGCCCAATGCGACACCTATAGAAATGTCAATTGAACCAATTAAAAAAATGAAAGATGGTTCTATAGTTATAAAACCGATTGATGACGGAGACCAAGATATAACATATATTAATACTGAATTACGAAGATTAAAATACGTAAGAAATCCTAATGAATTAGATATTGATTTACAAGGCGCAGTTGATGAAATACTAGGAACTGATTTACAATTTATAGTGTTTCGTAAAGATAGAATTCGAGTTACAAGAGATTTTCGATATGTAGTAATTGATGCAGGTAAAATACGGATCATTGAAAAAGCAATTGGTACAACTAATATTGATTTAAGTGACATACAAATAACTGAGGAAAATGAATGGTAAAGACACAACTACTTTGCACCTTCGCACACAAATCGGATTTAAACATCATAACTGATTACATACAAACAAGCTACGAAATTCCAGAACATCGAATCTTTGTGTTTAGCAACTCAGAGACAACAGATAATTTGTATTGCACATACAATGCAATGTCTACTTCCCGGCGAGGTCAAAACACAATAAGTATACATCGAAAAAAAGAAACTAACACATTATATACGGTAAATGCATTGAATGAAGTTATAAAGAGCGTGAATAACGGTGTTTTAGATAAAACATATCAATTGGATTGGATGAAGTATCGCAATTCATTTATACTTACAGATGATGCTGGATTCCGTGTTATTAACTTAATTTTCTTTAAAAAGATTTCTTGGTAAAACATATTTATATTTTAAAATAAAAGACAATAAAATGGCACAAATTAAATTAAAAGATTTACTAGCAGAAAATATGCGTCGCTTTGGTACTAAAAATTTACATGAAGCTGGCAATGATGAAGATGCAAATAAAAAACTAGCAGATTTTTTAAAATCAGAATATTATGATGGAGCTCCTGATACAAATAAAGTTAGTGCACTTTCAATAGCAAATAATTATTACATGGATTTTGAAGGTCGACTTAATCCGAGATTTATTCAGCATATTTTTAAAACATACTTGAATATTGATTTATCTCATCGTCCGGGATAACAAAATAAAAAACTTAACTAATTACTTTGATTTAACGTTTTAATTACTTATAATGTAATTATATTTTTAATATTTTATTAACCAATTAAAAGGAGTTAACTAATTAAATGAATTATGAACGAATTTACAATCAATTAATTAGCCGAGCAAAAACGAGAATATTAAACGGTTATAAAGAACGACATCACATCGTTCCAAAATGTATTGGGGGAACTAATACATTAGATAATTTAGTTGAATTAACAGCTCGAGAACATTTCTTAGCACACAAACTTCTTTGCAAAATTTATCCAAATGTAAAAGGCATACGATTAGCCTTTTGGGCAATGGTTAATTGGAAGTCTAAAAAAAATCAAAGAACATATAAAATATCATCTCGAGAATATGAATCATTACGTCTGTCCGTAATTGATATTATTCGAGAAATACAAAAATCTAGAAAACATTTACCGCATTCTAATAAAACAAAACAAAAGATATCAACTGCATTATCAGGTAAACCAAAATCTAAACAACATTGCGAAAATATGTCTAAAGCACTCAAAGGTCGTTCCGTATGGAATAAAGATAAAAAAGGCGTACAATTCGTGTCAGATGAAACTAAAGAAAAAATGCGATTAGCACACTTAGGCAAAAAACGTAAACCGCATTCTGAAGAAACTAAAGAAAAAATTAGAAAAAGTTTAGAACAAACTAGATTAAATAAAAAGAAACAACTTTAAACTTGGATTTAACCGGTAAATCAATTATATTATTATTAATTATTTTTTTATTAACAACTTAACAAAAGGTAAATTATGGCGTTGAATCTCGATGCAATAAAAGCAAAACTTAATCAGTTGAATAAGGCTGATGACAAAAAACAAAATTTGTGGAAACCTGAAGCAGGTAAGACACGTATCCGCATTGTACCGTATGTACATCGCAAAGAAAATCCATTCTTAGAATTGTATTTCCATTATGACATTGGTAAGCGTTCAATGCTTTCTCCAGTATCATTTGGTAATGCCGATCCAATCGTAGAGTTTTCAGACAAACTAAAGAAAACTGGAGATAAAGATGAGTGGATCATGGGCCGTAAAATTGAGCCTAAAATGAGAACATATGTTCCTGTTATTGTTCGAGGCAAAGAGTCTGAAGGAGTTAAATTCTGGGGATTTGGTAAAACAATTTACACAGAACTTCTTTCTATTATCTCAGATCCAGATTATGGTGATATCACAGATTTAATGAACGGTCGTGATATTGATGTAGAATTTACACCAGCAGAAGGCGGATCATTCCCTAAAACATCTATTCGAGTAAAACCAAACACTCAACCAGCTACTGATGATAAAGCAGTTGCCGAGAAGATTATGAATCAGCCACAAATTACTGATATCTTTCCTGAGCCAACTTATGAAGAATTAGAAGCGGCATTAACTGAATGGATGAATCCAGAAAATGCAGATTCAGATGTAGAAGAAACAGAAGAGCAAGCACCAGCAGCAGCACCAAAGTCGACAGCCCCGGCAGCTAACAAAGTAGATGATGTTGCATCTGCATTCAATGATCTTTTCAATTAAGGAGTTATAAATGGCAAAGAGTAAAAGCAAACTAGAACTGGAAGATTCGTTAGCAAGTACATTAGCGGATAGCATCAACAAGCAATTTAAAGGACAAGCTCTTAAGACAGCTTTCTTTTTAGAAGGAGATGCAGATTCCCCAAGCAATGTAACAGAATGGATTTCATCTGGTTGCGATATGCTCGATTTGGCAATTTCAAACCGACCGAACGGAGGATTCCCAGTAGGTCGGATTACTGAAGTTACCGGATTAGAAGCATCTGGTAAATCATTGCTTGTATCTCATGTAGCGGCTGAAACTCAGAAGAAAGGCGGATTGGCAGTTTATATTGATACTGAAGCAGCATCCAGTGCCGAATTTATGTCAGCAATTGGAATTGATTTGAAATCAATGCTTTATGTACCATTAGAAACAGTTGAAGAAATATTTGAAACTATTGAAACAATTGTAGAACAAGTACGTAAATCTGACAAAGATCGTTTAGTTACAATCATTGTGGACTCTATTATGGGAGCATCTACAAAAATTGAAATGGCTGCTGAGTATGATAAGGACGGCTATGCAACCAGTAAATCTATCATCTTATCCAAAGCAATGCGTAAAGTAACCAATTGGATTGCACGAGAACGTATTTGTTTGATTATGACCAATCAGTTACGGACTAAATTAGGTGTTTCGTTTGGAGATGCCTGGACTACATCTGGCGGTAAGGCAATTCCATTTCATGCTTCGGTACGACTTCGTTTGAAAAACACCGGGATGATCAAAGCTAAAATTGATGGCGTAGATCAAGTAGTTGGTAGCAAGACAGAAGTTCAAGTTGTGAAGAATCGTATGGGACCTCCGCATCGAAAAATTAATTACGATATCTATTATGATTCAGGTATTGATAACTATGGTGGTTGGCTTGAAACTATGAAAAAATATAGTTTAGTTAAACAAGCAGGAGCACATTATACATTGGATGATGTTGATATCGAAACTGGTGAAACATACGGTGAGATTAAGTTTCAATCTAAAAACTTTTTTGATAAAGTAATTAATCAAACAGAAATAAAAAATCGACTATATCACAGAATCTGTGATGCATACATTTTCAAATACCAAGCTGGTATTGATGGTGGCATCGATGACGTAATAGTAGATGAAACAGTTATAGACGAAGAAGGCTAACAAGTTATGAATTACCAACGAATACATGATGCTATAATTAATAGAGCTCGCAATAGAACATTGCAAGGTTATTATGAAAAGCATCATGTTATTCCGAGGTGTATGGGTGGTACTAATAATAAAGACAATCTAGTTAAATTAACTGCTCGTGAACATTTTATAGTACATAAATTATTAGTTAAAATATATCCTACCAGTAAAGGACTTCAAGATGCTGTTTGGTGTATGATTCATTTAGTTAATAAAAATCATATAAGAGATTATATAGTTTCAAATCAGGAATATGAATATTTTAAAGTATTACGTTCTTCTAATATGT